CTCAAAACGCCCCGAAATACCGGGACTGGTAAAATTGGTCAAATCCACCGTATATCCGATGGATACAGGCACTAGCGTGCCTTGAGTAGTAGATGCGCCAGGGTTTCAAATCCCGGCAATTCGCATATCGTGCGCACAACTGAACTCACTTTCAGAGAAGCGACGGGGATTCTTGCCCAAGAATCTGCCCCGCTACGGAGTGCCGCCTGAGCTGAACCTAGGAAATCACGATCTCCGTTGATAATACTGAGCAACGTACGTTCCAACTTCGGATCATGTTCTTGGAGCCATGCACAACCAGCCTTAAAGGCCGGGTGTTCTGAGGCATCCTCCCATTGTTGCAGCCACCGAATGCTATGATATGCTCCGTCCCACCCTGACACACGTTGATGCTCACGCGACATAGCGTGATTCAAAACATGCACCATCGGTCTGACGCCCACATACAAGCCCTTGCCATTGCCGGCTTGACCGACATGCTTCCGACTGTGGACCATCTGTAAATAATGGACCTCAGTACTGGAATACAGGCTTTTGGCTGGATCTGTGGAAATAACCATACCGAAATCCTCGAGCAACACCTTAGCCAACTTGTCTACAGACCTAAGTCCAAAGAAACGGTATAAACCATCGTCCCCCTGAACTAAAACGTCAGCAATGACGGCCCCACAGCATGACGCTGCGTACGCCATCACCCACAAATTGACCAAACTTCCGATCAGATTCGTAAGCACAGAACCTGACGGTATCCCACCTGTCCTAGGTTTAGTAATTAAACCACCCGGGACAAAGATACTCGACCGCTTAAAGGACTCCGCGAGGAAATCCAACAACGGTTCAGAATCCGGAGTAAACCAACTTTTAAGGATCATGAAGATGAAATCAATCACTTCAAACGGCACTGTGGCATCAAAGTTGGAAAAATCCAGCGACAGTACCTTACCCTTATTCTGCACCATAAACCGAGTAACGGCCACGTCAACATAGTGACGCCCGTACCACGCCGCGAACCTTCTGTTGGTCCGCAGTCGCGGAAACGCTACGGCCTGGATACCCTTTTCAAGGTTTCCATCCACTCGGCTCCTTTGGAAAATGGCGCGCTTCTTAGCCGGTTTGCCGGGACCACGAGAGTCCCCGCGTGTACCAAGAACCGATGGATTCTGCATAGCATCATCCAATGTATAACCACGGGCGCGAATCCGCGCACTTAAGCGATAATACAGTTCCAGGTATGCCGGATCAGAAACAAACTCCGGAAAGCCCATTCCGGTACGTTCGAAGGCAAATGCAGAGTCCTCCAAAGGAAGAGGCTCCATCTTACCCTCTTTACGTACATCATAACACTCTGAGACAAACTTGTTCGCGTAGTCCACCGCACTCCATTGACGGATGCGGAAATTCCTAGGCTGAAAGTACTTCAAAACCTTACCTTCTAGGGTCTCACCCAAATGGTCAGGCTGATTGTACCCAGGTCCCTTCGAAAAGGAACCAACCTTGAGAATCTTTGCTTGTTCAACTACACGGACAGGTTCAAGCAGCTCTTCCAAACCAATCGTGTCCGTAAAACTACGAACACATACCGCGCGACCAGCATCTTCGTCGCCACGGTACTCCCGCCCGATCAGGGGCGTCGTGAAATCAGCATCGCATGGAAGTGCGAATTGACCAAGCAGACTTTGCAATCGCTGCAATGCCTTATCTTGGCCGTTCATCTTGGCCAGCTTCTCAAGCATGGCCG